GGCGACCTTGTTGCTCGATGCCGAGACCTTGTATTGCCTGCTTATAGCTGTCTTCAAAATATTTCAGCATTTCAAGCGGGCCCTTCGTGTAGCTGTATGCTTGAATTAAGCATGAATATAACAATGCTTCGGGCGCATTTGTGCTAATCCACGTTGTGGTATTTGTAGACGACAATTGCGTAGGTCTATAAATGTAGCCCAACTGAACTACATAAGCAGCATCGGGCGTTGGCGCAATGTAAAACGTGTTTTGATTCCAAACCGCGTAGTATTTGGGAGTTCCTGTTGCCGTGGAATCCGGCCAATACTCCTTCATAAAAGAAGTGTCTCTAAAATCTAAAAACGTCTGGTTACCATTTATCGTAACCATTAAGTAACGGTGAGTCAGAATGTCCGATGGAGCCACCAAGAATCGGTTGTTTGCAGTCGTGTTAGCCGTTGCCTCTAGCTTAAAAACATCAAGGTCGATGTCCCGAAGAATCCTATTCTCCGCCATCGTAATAAACGTATCTATGACCGCATTGGTAAACACATTACTGTCTACCTCGGTATAGTTACGGATGTTTGTCACTAGTTCATCATAAGTCATGTAATCACCACCGTGACCGTTCCAAGTATGCCTACTCCCTCAACTGCAATCGCAGCAGGGGCAGGCTGCATTGAACCCGGCACTGTCTCGAAAGGTGTATCCCCGCCTGCGTTATTTACAAACACATTTAAGGGCTCTGTTCTATCTGGGCGAGGATTTTCAAGAGCAATCGCATCGCCCCTGTACTTTAAAGGGGTTAACTGGGGCTCTTTTGGCTCGTAATCTTCAGGGCATACCATAAACCCTTTCCAATTCTTTTTTAGAATCTGATAGGGGTATCGTTGCCCGCAATAATCACAAAGGCCATAAGAATATTTACCCGTTGCCTGACTCACGCTTAAAACCCTACATCGGGCAACACATAAGTACTGGCAGTGTCTCTATCTTCCTGTGCCGCTCGATCAAAATCTTGCTCGTACATCTGCTGCAATGCTCCAGTTCTATCCGGTGCATACTTTAAAGACAGCATATAAGCTAATCCCGAGGCTAGGCACGGGAGGAATCTGAAATTAACGTCCGTAGTATTGGTGTAGTTTCCGGCGTCTTCCATGCGGCGTATACGGTAGTAAACCAACGTATACGCCTTGTCCGCAGCAGGGTACAGGTAAACTTTCGGGGCACTTGTGCGCTCGACGTATATCTGCGACGGCCTTGCCTGAGTAAGCTTATTTGGTACGTTAAGGTATTCTTGGCGCCCAATTCGCTCTAGGTTTATATCTTGCTGCTGACCGTTAGTTGTTTGACGGATAACCGCAGTCAACACGTTTACCGTGTCCGTGGGCAGATTAACAACAGAATCACCTTGGACCAGAGATTTAGTGGCTTGTTCAATAGTCCAGAGGTTTAGGCCCCTGTTTGCCCAGTCCAAAAACAACAGATTCAAGGATCGACGAGCCGAGTTGAGCTGATAGCCTGCAGTCATCTGCATGCCGCAACGCTCAAACGCCTCCTCTACGAGGTCGTCTATCGAGAGATTGAAGTCTGTTGTTCCTGAGGTAGCCATCTACTTGCCCCAACTTTTCCGCGCTGTTTTTTGCGCTGTTTTGGATAAATCACTGTAGTGGTAAACATTTTTAGAGGACTTTGACATGGTTTTCCCTGTCATTATCTTCCCATCAGGATGCTTATGTGTGCCTCCTCGATGTATTTTCCCATCTTTAAAGTAATGATTTACACCGGCAGCCATTATTTAGACGCCGCTCCGCCTTTGCGGTATTTCTTCATCATCCCGCCTCCCATTTTCTTTTGAACTCCACGGCCCATAAGAACGTCGGCTTTAGAAACTTTTCCGTCTTTGTTCAGGTCAGGGAATTTTTTAGCTTCTCCGCCTTTATTCATCATGACGGGATCACCTACCTTACGGCTAGGCTTAGACTGAACTTTATTTCTAGGACCACTTCTTACTGCCCCTCCGCCTCTGGTAGCGGCACCCATTCCACGTCCGGCCATCTGAATCACCTCCTATCGGTGTCGTTTAACTTTAGACGCAACCTTTTTTGGTTGCGATGAAAACTGTTTACCTTTTGCAGTGTCTGCTCGTTTTTTGCGTGTAGTCGCTGCATATTCTTTATCACTCATAGACTTAATCGCACTTGAAGGAAGATATCTTTCTCCCGTAGCTTTAGGCCCCTGAGTTGAAGGTTTGCCGCTTTTAGTTCTCCATTCTTGCTTAGTCCAAGATTGAAGCGATGCCTGTGGTTTTTTAATTGCCACTAGTCTCTGTAGCCCCCGCCTTTGGCTTTATACTCTTTGGCTAACATCTGAGCCTTTCGAGCGGACCACTGGCCCGGTTTACCGCCTTTGCCCCCGGATTTGATCTTAGAAAAAAGACCTTTTCTCATAGTGGGCTTAGTGTAATTGCCTGCTTCATTAACCTTAGACTTGCTTGCCGAACCACCTGTAGCCATTTTGCGAACAGGCTTTTTAACCGCAGCCTTCTTGGCTGCCGGTTTTTTAGTTGCGGACTTTTTCATTACCATTTTTTACAGCTCCAGTATCGTGCTGAAAATTTATCTTTTGCCGTGTCGCAATTGTGTCTAGCACGGAAGTTAGCCCGACGCTCAGGTATGCTCTTTTTAATGGTCATGTTGGGATCACCAAATCGAACAAGCTTCACGTCGTCGCCTTTTTTGGCTAGCACTGCAAACTTTTTACTTCCACCAGAAGTCCTCTTAGGCTTGTTATAGCCCGAGAAAGTTTCTCCACGATAGGACACACGCCCAGAAGGCGTGCGTTTAACCGCTTTAGTGGAAGCCATTAGGCCGCCGCTCCGCCCGCATATACCAAAGTCACACTGGTTATCTGGACATCGGTTGCGTCAATAAATGCACCTGCATTGAACAGGGCCCCGCCGTCTGGGATATCTATCTCATACTGTCCGGCCGCGGCAGGGGTATGAATAGTGATCAAAGACGTAGCCGAGTCTGCTGCACCGTTTCTAATTTCAAAAGAAGAAGCAGTAGCAGTACAGGTGTAATAAATGCCATATAGACGAGTTCGACCAGATACGGCCGCCACACTGATAGCGTTTCCACCCACAGGTATTTTGGTTACTAGCTCAATATTGCTTGCGCTCATAAGTTACCCCTATTAAATGAGAAACTTAGGATAGGTTGTTGTTTTGGAGATACATAACAGTAACCGTTCCGGCGCCCGTGCCATCACCAGTAGCCCCTGTGAAATCCGCAAGAACTTCTAGGTCAGTAGTGCCAACATTAGTGGCCTCTGTGTCCAATGTGCCGTGAGTTGTACCCAAAGCTTTGACATTTACCGCGTCCAGGAAAGCATTGGCATCTGCGGCGGTACCTACCGATACAGTAGCCGCACCTGTGTCCGTATTAGCAGTGGTGACGTTTAAGATAACGTCAATTATTTGAGAGTTTGCAGGGACTATGGCGACTCTTTGGTTTAAAGCACTGGCGCCTGTAATATCTACGATAATAGACTGGGCCATTGTTACAAAACCAGTATTGGCGACGTTTGTGCCAACTGTAGTGCCTATAGTGTCTTTGATAGTTCCGGCTTTAATAGGGCCTGAAAAAGTAGTTGTAGCCATTAGGGTAACCTCACATGCGAGTTATGGGGCATATCTGTCTGCATGTCGTCAGCCGGGAGCTGTCAGATACGCCGGTTGGTCCCGGTTTTAGGTAAGTATATAACACTTATTTGTATAAGGCACAAATAAAAAAAGCCCGTCGGTTAGGACGGGCCAAGTCTCAGGGGAGAGTTATAAAAAAGGAGGCCGAAGCCTCCTTTTCTTTTTTCCCAGACCCTTTATGGAGTACCGGGTGATCCAAATATACCACGCGGATCACTAAAGCCAAAGCTATAGCGCTCACGTGCCTTGTAGCGAACATTGCCGGTGTCGAAGTCGCCTTCAAACCCAGTCTTGATCCCTACTCGGTTAAACATCTTCATGCCATTAGGCGCGTCAGTCATGATAAAGAACGCATCAGGGTCTGTAAGATAATGATTTACCTTATAGCCTTGTGGAACCATACCCATGTTACGCACGGCATTGATGTCATTATCCGCAGTGCCAACACGAAGAGTAGACTTCAT